CAGTATTACTATATATGGCAGCAGCACAAGGTTATAGTGAGATTCATACTGTATCGTTTGATTACGGTCAGAGACATAGTAGGGAATTAGAGTGTATGGGTGTTCAGTATCAACTTATAAGAGAAAGATATCCTAATATTATTGTTACAAACAAGACATTAGATGTAACATACTTAAAAGATATATCACCAACTTCATCTCTTACTAACGATGAGATTGACAATCCAGATATTAGTAAAATTGCAGGTGATGCACAACCTGTGTCATATGTACCGTTTAGGAATCAGATGTTTATTACGATCTGCTGTGCTTATGCAGAGAGTCTTAAAGCAGATGAAGTATGGTATGGTGCAGCACAAGTTGATTCTCTCGCCGGTTATTGGGATGGAAGCCAAGAGTTTGTAGATAGTGTAAATAGTTTAATATCACTTAACAGACAACATAGAATCCTCGTAGGAGCTCCATTGCTCTCCATGTCCAAGGCTGATATTGTAAGGCAGGGTGTAGAATTAGGAGTAAACTTCGGAGACACATGGACATGCTATTCTAATCGTGAAGATAGACTAGCTGATGCGACTACACCTTCGAGTAGTTTACGTATTCAAGGTTTTATTGATGCTGGATACAGAGATCCCATCAAGTACCTGCAACAGGAAAAGCTTGATGGGATTTATGAAGCTAAAGGATGTTACATCCCGTAACTTCTTAATTCAGCTAACTGCTTTGAAGTTTGTGGTTTAAACTTATCTCTGAAGCTTACTGATTCAACAATAGGCTTCGGAGATGAGTAAACTTTTTGTTCTGACATGTAGTTAAGTACAGAACTTTCCTTTATTGGTTGTTTACCGAGAGCTGCCTGAACTGCTTTTGTTTGTGCATTCATTAATTCGGGTGCTAACTTAGTACCCTTATAATCATCAGCTAATGTATCAAAATCTTCCTTGTCAGATGTATCACCTTCTTCTTCTTCCTGATTAATTTTACCAATCATATCAGGTTTTGTGTGAATATCAGGTGTATGTATTACTACGCCAGCGCCACCGTATTTCTCTAAATCATCAGAAATCTGTGATTCAACTTTATCTGCACCTAATCTTGCAATAATTTTACCTAATTTAGAATCTTTTCCAAATGTTGCATCGATACTTCTACCCTCCATATCAATATCTGATTCTTTAACAAATTGTTTTAAGTAATTAACAATATTATGAAGATCACCTAAATCGCTACCTCTATCTGCAACAATTTCTATCATATAATCCTCACTATATGATCCTTGAATTGATCCAACAAGATCAGAATAGTTATCTACAACTTGACTTACAGCACTTAATGCAGCAGCAGTATCTTTCTTACGCTCTATACGAGCAACTTTCTTAGCTGCCTTAAGCTCGGTATTTAATTTATTTACTTCCATACGCTGCATTGCTGCATCTGTACGATTACCTGTTGTAAAGCTAATTTTATCTTCTAACTTATCCTTAATATACTTTTGAATATCATCACGACGTGATTTAATCGCTTTTGCAATACCATTCTGCTCAAAATAACTGACCATACGACTAATAGAAGGATCATTCTTAAACATTCTAACAACAGAATCGTCAATTATGTCTAGATCGTATAAAATAGTTAATAACGCTAATTTTCCTTCACGTGTACTAGCAGATGCACCCTTTGCAGCAGCTAAACCTCTCGCTTGTTTTTGAAAGCCAGGTATAAGTGTATCAAGCGGTGAAACAGCTTCGTTAAGAAAAGATAATCTTGAGAGTAGATTAGTAAAGGAACTCATATACAATATTTATAGAAGATGCAACTAAATTGGGAGGATTTTAATGAAATGTCTTATACTGGTATATGTAATTTACCAGGAATAGGTAAGCGAGTAGCGGAACGTATTGTAGCAATGCAACCTTTCCGTTCAAATAACGATCTTTTTAAGGTAAAGGGTCTTGGATCCAACACTTTAAAGAACTTAGGTATTGTAAAGGAGAAGAAAGAACGTAAATCCTGGCATCTTATGCCTGATGGTATTGAATATCCATCATACTCACTAGCAAAAAACAATTTAACTGGTCAAATCGATTTCTTCTGGAGAATGCCAAAAGAGAGACGAGAATATCTATAATAACATGTGCGCAATCATAGGATCTAACAATGTATCGAAATTTGAAGTACTATACGAAGGCAATCTACCTCGTGGTAATTTTGCTAGCGGAGTTCTCTGTCTCTACAATAGTAATGAGCAGCAAGTTATTAAAAAGCAAGGTACTCTTGATTTTAACCAGGTTGAACTAGATAATAGATGTGACTATTATATCGGGCATGTACAAGCTCCAACATCCGCAGCACGTTCCTGGTCGTATGATACTTCACATCCGTTTGAATCACTGTCATGGTCGGTAGTTCATAACGGAGTACTTACTAATTGGAAGGATTTAATAAAAGAATATGTAAACTGGGATGTAAATCCTGTAGATACTGCTGTTATTCCGAACTTACTTCAACAATTTACAGAAGAATGTAATGATGAGTGCCCATCTCATACTATTATTAAAAAAGTTCTTAGTAAACTACAAGGAACATTCGCATTATGTGTAGTAGATACAGATACTAATGAAGTTTACATCGCTAGACAAGGATCTATTCTACATTACAACGATAATGGCGATATCTCCACTCTTGAAGGTGAAGGATTCAAATTACTACCAGAAGGTGTAATTATGGTACTAAAAGACTTTAAAGAATGGAAAGTCGCTGATACATTCGAAACTAATTCACCATTTTTATTCCTATAATCTTATGTCAATAAACAAAACACTATACTTTTCAGCTACTAAAGGTAAACGTAAAGATTCTCTACTGTTTAAAAACAGTTCTGCCTATAATAAGTTTACTTTTAAAGAAAATAACACACTACCACTACCGCAACTTTACAATAAAGCTATTGATTTAGCTATAGAGGGTAAAAAAGACTATTTAGTATTGTGTCACGATGATGTCATCATTGAATCTGATGTACCTTATAAACTACCTGATATTCTCCGTAAGGATTTTGATATTATAGGTGTAGCAGGCACTACAGAATGTAAATTACAAGAACCTGCATTATGGCATCTTATGGGTGGTGGATTTGAAGGTCGTAAACTACACGGTGCAGTTGCTCATGGTAACGAAACTCAAAAGAGTATGACATCTTTTGGACCTTATCCTCAGCGTGTTGTCTTACTTGACGGAGTATTCCTAGCTATCCATCGACGTGTGTTTGAAAAGGTAAGATTTGATGAAACCAACACAGCTGGATTTCATTTTTATGATCTTGACTACTCTTTACAATGTCATAAAGCAGGATTTAAGCTTGGTGTGTCGGATATTATGATTACACACGCTTCTCCTGGGTTGAGAGAGTTTACTCCAGAGTTTCTCGAAGGACAAAAATGGTTCCTGGAAAAATGGCAAGGTAAACTGTGATTGAAATTAAAAGGAACTATCTTAGTATTATATTGTGAGTGACCTCGATCTTGATTATTTTGAAAAAATTATATGCTACCGATCTTTATTTGATTCTACGTATCTAGCATCGATTGTTGATTATGTAAAGCCGAAATACTTTAAATCGAAGAATATTGCGAAGATTTTTGAGATTATTAATGATTTCTATACTAAGCGTGAAAAATTACCTACTTTAACCGAGGTAAAAGCGTATCTTACTACAGACGAGTATCGTGATTCGTTTAAACAGCTTGTAGAGTCATTTAAAGACATTGATAAGAATATAGATAAGGATGAATTGTATGATAATACAGAAAGATTTATTAAAGAAAAGTCTGTTTATCATACAATGCTTGAAGTAGCGAGTGATATCGCTAAAGGTTCAATTGATACATCAGACATTCTTAATAAATTTGAGACCTCATGTAACATTAACCTTGTAACTGATAGAGGTCTTGATCTGTATCGAGATGTTGATATTATTGTAGAAGATCTAACGAGTATTCAAAAAGCTATACCAAGTAAATGGGAATGGTTTGATGATGCTTTAAATGGAGGTTTTCAAGAGAATGGACGTGCACTTTATGTGTTTGCTGGTGAGACTAATATTGGTAAATCCATCTTTCTAGGTAATATCGCTACTAATATTGCTAATCAAGGTAAGAATGTACTTCTTATTACATTAGAAATGTCAGAGTTACTGTACGCTCGTCGTATTTGTACTAATGTTAGTAAGATTCCGTTAAAAGAGTTAGCAATTAACTCACATTCCCTACGTCAAGCACTAAAAGAGCAAGAAGATGAAGGTAAGGGTCGTATATTTATTAAGGAATTTCCTCCTAGTACTGTTACCCCTAACCAGTTAAAAGCATTTATTAAGAAAATCGTTGATCAAGGCATTAAGATTGATGCTATTGTGTTGGATTATCTTAATCTATTACATTCTACTGTAGGTTCTAACTCTTACGAGCGTATTAAGAATGTAACTGAGCAAGTTCGCGCTATGTCTTATGTGTTTAACTGTCCGATTATTTCAGCAACTCAGTTAAATCGTTCTGGATTTAGTTCTGCTAATCCAGACCTTACTACTATTTCTGAATCAGTTGGATTAGCTGCTACAGCTGACGTTATTGTATCGATTTATCAAAACGAAGAAGATAGAGAGTTGGGTATCATTCGATTAGGTATGATGAAGAATCGATATGGTCCGAGAGGTCATACTCAAGCGATGAGAATTGACTATACTACCTTAACTATTACACAGGCTGAAGAGAGTGCGCAGGTAGCAGAAGATAGCTCATACAATATGTTACAATCATTTGGAAGTTGATTAAATAGAGTTGTTTATAAATACAAATAGTGAAACAAGCTATTTGTAACAACAACCTTAAAGATAAAATTAAGGCCTTTCGCGGCGGTGTAAGAGATTTCGATGTAAGTGATCTCGTAGCTATAAAATTATACCTATCAAAGTATAAAGATCAGCTAAGTAATACACAGTTCTTCACTGGTGCTTTACAAGAATATTCAGTAATCAGTTGTTTTGCAGAAGAGTTTCATGAAGAACTTCTAAATCATATGATTAAAAAGTTAAACGCAGCTATTGCTATCGTTGTTACTTTAGAAACAAAAGAAGTGTTAATTAAAACAAATAAAGAAGCGTGTAGTATTAATCTTTGTAAATTAGCTCAACTATTATGTGACGGTGACTGTATAGATTCAGAGGTAGCACAAGGTAAGCTTACAGAGAAGTTTCTTAAATTTACAACCAAATTAACACCATGTACTTAACCCCTGTTGTAAATCCATCGCAAAGCATTATAGATAGAGAAAGTGAACATATATTACTTTCATTTTGTTCGTTTTGTACCCTACTAAAAGGTAAAAAATTATCTTTTCAGAACGTCTTTATTCTTGCGTTACAAGATGAAAAGTTAAGAAGCATATTAAAAGACCTTTTAGGAGTTGATTCTAACTACGAAATCGTTAAACTATTTTTAGAGTACGATCCTACGATCACTAAAAGTAAATACATAACGAAGTATTTGAATAATAACGCCAGACTATGTCTCTAACTGAATTAGAAAAACAAATTTATAACGCATATCTAATTGCGAGTAGAACAGCTAGAAATAAACCATTTAAAATTAGAGAAAACTTTAAAAAGGTAGATGATAAGACATATATTATTCTTAAAAAGTTAGCCCTGTTATTTGAACATAATAAATCTGTAAATGTACATGATTTTTTTAAGGCACCTTTTTTATACTATGATATTGACTATGTAGATTTGCAATTTTTCGTAATGCCTAAAGCTATTAAGTGCTACGCGTTGTATAAGCGAAAGCAAGAAACATCTTCTCCTGATAGTGAAGAGAATATTACAAAATGTAAGCAATGCTGCACATTTATTATGCGATACTGTGTAGAAAATAATTTAACACTATCTGAATATAGGAGTATAAATAACGGTACAACACCTCTGGTGTTACAACATCTTCGTGATCATAGCATAAATTTTTATGTTATTCATGGACTTGAATGTGATAGAGTTATTAGACAAGTTGAACCAGATCTCTTAGAATTTTTCATTACCGATTTCAATAAATTGCTGAATGATACACGGATTAATTTCCAGCAATCAGTAAAGTTAAAGGTAGTGATAAGAGAATCCTTTCGACTTATCGAAGAATATCTGTTGAAAAAGAAAAAAAGTGAGATATAATAAAGTATAACCAAAAAACAAACACAACTAAATTAAAATTATGAGTTCATTCAATACATCAATGTTTCAATCCATCAAGGACGCGTTAGTTAAAAACGAAGGTGAAGGTAGTAATGCTACATACACCGAAATTATGAAGACCTCACCAGGTCATACCTACACGGTTAGGTTGCTACCGTTTGCAAAAGATCCAAAGAATACATTCTTCCATTATTACAATCATGGGTGGGTCTCTTTCGCAACAGGTCAATATGTACAAACTCTTTCACCTATGACTTTTGGTGAACGTGATCCAATTGCTGAAGAACGCTTTAAGATTCTTCGTACAGGTTCTGAGGACGAAAAAGAAAAAGTTAAAGCTATTAAGCGTCTTGAGAAGTATCTCGTCAACGTATATGTTATTGACGATTCACAAACTCCTGAAAATAATGGTAAGGTAAAAATTCTTCGTTATGGTAAACAACTTCATAAGATTATTATGGAAGCTATTGAAGGTGAAGATGCAGAAGAGTTCGGTCCACGTATTTTCGATCTTGGAGCTACAGGTGTTAGCTTTAAAATTAAGTGTGAAAATCAAGGAGAGTTTCCTACGTATGTATCGTCACGCTTTACTACAGCAGGTAAGCTTGCTCTAAGTGAAGACGAGCAAAAAAATATCTACGAGAGTGCTTTTGATCTAACTAAGGTCTATAGTCTTAAGTCGTATGATGAACTTAAAGCTATGCTTAATGAGCATTATTACTGTAAGACAGAAACTTCAGAACCTGAAGTACAACAAACACGTATCTCTACACCACCAATTCAAGAAGAAAGAAATGAAGATAGTTCACCATTTAAGACGTCATCTCAATTTGATAACGCTTCTATTGATGATGAAATCGACGAGCTTCTCAAGGACCTGTAATATGACTGACGCAGAAAAACAAGCATTCTTAATGTTTGCAGGTACAATGCATGGTTTTGCAAAACAGACTGATCAGATGATTATGGGTCAGTCTGTTAATTTGAGACCTATTAGTAACGATATTCAAAATACATTTGCCCAGGTGCTTCAAGCGCCTGTTCAACAAAATGAACCGTTCCAGCATGTACCGCAAGAGCAACCACTAGTATATCAGCAGCCTGAACCACAACCACAACTCATTAGTGAA